CCGCCAGACAAGATCAACCCGTACAGCGGCATCTACGACGAGCACGGCAGGCTGCCGCAAATCCCGGGGCCGGGCACTACGTTTATTGCCCGCGTGTAGCCTATGGCAAACATCACCCGAAGCTGGAAACGGTTTTTAGCCGTCGGGTGCAGCCACGGGCACCACGCCGACCAGGCATTGCTCAACAAGGTTCTGGCGTTCAAAAAGCGCTGGAAACCTCACACGACGCTGCACCTGGGCGACGCAATCGACCTTGCGTGCCTGCGCGCTGGCGCAGCCGGTACAGCCGACGACGCAGTGGATCCCGAGTCTGACCTCAACGACGGGCTCGCGTTTCTTTCCCGCTTGGAGCCGCAGGTCTATTTCCTTGGCAACCACGAGGCGCGACTGAATACGCTGATGGAATCACCGCGTGCCATTGTGGCCGCACTGGCAGCCCGTGTAATGGCACAAATCACCGACAGGGCCAAGGACATGCGGTGCGCTGTTGTAGACTACAATTTTCAGCAAGGCTGGAGGCTGTTCGGGGACGCATTGTTCGGACACGGGTACATGATCAACGAAAACGCAGTGCGCGATCATGCCGAGGCAATCTGCGAAGGGGCCGCAAGCAAAGTGGTGATCGCACATCTCCACCGGGTGCAGCAGGCTGAGGGCCGCAACCGTGCGCACCCAACGGGCTATTGCGTAGGATGGTTGGGCAATGTCAGCGCCATGGGCTACGCAGCCAACCGGAGAGCAACTTCGTCCTGGAGCAGGGGCTTTGCATGGGGCGAATACTCAGACAACGAAACCGTCATATGGCTGGCAAAAGAGACCAAAAACCAAGACTTCCGGCTGCCGATTTAACTGGATCGGTCATCGCCGCCCTAAAGGCCGAGTTGCTTGGGGAAGCGCCGCCAGAGGGATGGTACAGCGTGCGCCAAATATCGGACATGCTGAGTGTAAGTTTCGAGGCAGCGATGCGCTTGGCAAGGCGCAAAAAGTGGCCGCGTAAGAGTTACATGACGACGACAGTTGACGGGCGTAAACTTACCGCGCACCACTTTTACATCTTATGACCGACGCCGAAAAACAGGAGTACTTGAACCGCATGGTTGCCGAGATCGGCGAGCATTTTGATTGCGTGCAGATACTGGCGCACGACAGCGACACTGACAGCTACACAACGTTCGAGGCCGGTGCAGGCAGCTTGTTTGCGCGCCAGTACCAGGCGCTCCGGTGGTCTGAAGGCCCTTGTGCGGAAACCGAAACCGTGGAGGATGATGAAGATGACGACTAATCTCAGCCCGCGCGGCATCAAGGCCATCATCGCTTGGGAAACCGGCGGAGAGCACGAGTACAACCGCAACCCGGAATGGCCCGGGGAATCGTCAGGAGTCACAATCGGGATCGGCTGGGACCTCGGGCACACTCCGGCAACCGAGACCGCCAGGGCGTGGGACCCGCATCTGGACAAGAAAACACTGGCCGCACTGATCGGCGTTTCAAACCGGCGAGGGGAGGACGCCAAGTTTATCCTGCCGCACGTCCGGCACCTCGTGATCCCGTGGGACGCAGCGCTGGCCGTTTTTGAGGATGTCACAGTGCCGACTTGGTACCTGCGGACGCTCCGAATCTGGCCGCAGGTGCAGGCGTTGCCCGGGGACTGCGCAGCGGCGCTAGTGTCCATCGTGTTTAACCGTGGCCCGAATCTGACAGGCGACCGGCGGCGCGAAATGGTGCGCATCCAAGAGCTTTTGCGAGTCAACGAGCTGGCACAAATACCTGACCAGATCCGCGCGATGAAACGACTGTGGCCCGACTCTAGGGGCCTACGGCGGCGCAGAGACGAGGAGGCACAGCTTTTTCAGTCCGGTCTAGTTCCAACCGGAGAATGATTTGGGACCAAGTCCCAGCAAGTGGCCGAATGGTGCGCAGGGAGAGCCTGCGACGGGGTTTTACAGTTTCCCCTCTTGAAACAAAGGCACTTGCAACGCTGGCGGAAAACAGCCACTAGACAACCAGCCGTGGCTGGCTAGGCTGCGGGCATGGACCCAGTAAACCATCCACCGCACTACACTTCACACCCATCGGGCGTGGAGTGCATCCAAGTGGCCGAGCACTTCAACTTTTGCATCGGCAACGCAATAAAGTATCTCTGGCGCGCCGGGCTCAAAGGCGAAGCACTTGAGGATTTGCGCAAAGCCGCTTGGTACATCAATCGTGAAATCAACCGTTTAGAGCGCAATGAGCACTGAAAAAACACTCCGAGAACACTGCCGGGAGATTGGCAAGCTGGGCGGCGCAGCAAAATCCGAAAAAAAAGCAGAAGCGGCGCGCCGAAATGCCAGCAAGCCTAGGCCTAAAGCACGGGAAATGAACGCTTTGAGGCGGGCAAAAAAAAGTTGAAAATAATGCTAGCCAAGCGTGTTTGGCTGGCTATAGTTGGCGTTGTTAGCAGGAACAACCAACCAACAAGCCAACGAATATGAAGCGCAAAACCAAAAAAACCATTAAGTACACCGCCAAAAAAATCGCCGCAGGCCATTACCTGTATCGTGGCTGGACCATCAAGCGGTTCGACTACGGCACTCTTGGATGTTCCGAGGCAAACAGTATCGAGTGGAACATCTTCGCTCCCGGTGAGGAGAATTGGGACAACAGTGAGCCAACCTTGGGGCTTGCAAAAATGGTCGTGGACACCTGCATCAAGCAGGCAGCGGAGCGGGCGCTGGCAACCTAGGCCGAAACGCCCCCTCCGGGGGGCGTCCACCCGTAAGGCGGGTGCTGACGAGGCCGTCAGAGTGAACAACAAACCAATCAACAAATGAACGCAACCGAAACGCTCCGTGAACTCTCGACTCTTGTCTCAAATAACATGGCCGCACATGTGGCCGTCTGCGAATACTCTGCCGAGGACAACACGCCCACGCTGCACATCGACCTCTGGCGTGGTCTTGATTTGTGCGACCTGCCGGAACAGGTGGCGGCGTTGACTGTAGTGTCCGAGGGACATTGGGACGGTGGCCGCAGTTACTCGTTGCAACTGGCCTAAATTTGAACCTGAACCAAACTAAACATGAGCACATCTCACTACTCCCGCAGGCCGTACCAAGGCCCGCAACCTGCACCGGCAAACACAAAGCGGCACAGCGTCGCCTACGCATGCGGCCTTGGCGCACTACTCATCACCGACCTTGTCGCAATCCAGTTTTGCGATTGCCTTGGCGAAAGCCTGGTGATAGCCGGGCTGGCAATCCTGACGACCATCACCATGGCAAGGAGGGCAGCATGAGCGGCTACATGAGCGGCTTGCTCAATGGCAAGCCGTGCTGGAGTCCGTCGGCACGTACTCGGGAATATGAGTTCGGCCCAATCAGGTCAACAGAGACCGAAAACCAAGCCATACTGCGCGAGGCTGCGCAGCTGGTGGCCGATGCAGTCCGGCGGGGACTCGCTCGCCGGGCAGATGAGCCTACGCTGACCGAGTCTGAAGCCGGTGCCATCCTGGACAAGGCGGCATCCGGTAAATTGTTTCGGCGACGGCCACCGCAAGAAATGCGGTACTGCGGCTGCGGCGAGCTGATGGGCAGGCGGGCATTGAAATGCACCGCGTGCTGGAATCGCGAGCGTCAGCCGCGCATCCGGGCACCAAAACCGCACAAGGTCCGGTTTTGCGGCTGCGGCGTGCAACTCCCAACCGCATGGAGTCAGCGCTGCATTGATTGCCGAAGGCCGATGAAGCCTTGCACAGCCTGCGGCACTATTTTTCGGCCAAACGAGAAAAAGGCTAAAGCGTGCAGCCGAACATGCCTACAGACTTTGCTGTCCCAGGCGCAGCTGGCGCGAGTCAAGACGACGGTCAAAATCCCATGCATGGTTTGCGGCATCGAGTTTGCAAACTACCGAAAGGGCAAAGGCCCGCGCAAAACCTGCAGCATGGAATGCAAGCGCAAGGTTGCGCAACTTAACGCAAGAAACTTTAAGGCCAAGAAATGACCTACGACGACTACATTACGGGCAAACAAAAGACCGTGCGAGATGCGGGGTTTGAGCCCTTGCCGATCATTGCGCCGCTTTTTGACTGGCAGGCGCACATCGTGCGATGGGCCGTCAGAAAGGGCCGTTGCGCACTGTTTGAGGACTGCGGGCTTGGCAAGACTGCTCAACAGCTTGAATGGGCGAGCCAAGTAGTGCGGCACACTGGCGGCAGCGTGCTTATTCTTACTCCGTTGGCGGTTGCTTCTCAAACTGCACGGGAAGCGAAGAAGTTTGGAATTGAGGCAACTCAAGTTTTATCTAGTGCTGACATTAACTCGGCAGGAGTTTGGATCACTAACTATGAGAAGTTAGAGCATTTTGACTGCTCAATTTTTGCCGGAGTCGTTCTTGACGAGTCTTCAATTCTAAAATCGTTTACTGGAAAGACGAGAAAGGCGCTGACAGACGCGTTCTCTCAAACTCCCTATAGGCTCGCATGTACCGCGACCCCATCACCGAACGACTACACCGAACTCGGGCAGCACGCTGATTTTCTCGGGATCTGCTCGCCTGCTCAGATGCTGGCGACATTCTTCGTGAACGACACGTTCAACACTGGGGACTGGCGACTCAAAAAGCACGCTGAAAGCGAGTTTTGGAAGTGGCTTGCAAGTTGGGCGGCGTGCGTTTCAAAGCCTTCAGACATTGGATTTGAAAACGCTGGGTACGATTTGCCAGCACTTAACATGCAAACAATTCTGGTGGACGCTGACATCAGCACAAACACTGGGGAGGACTTGTTTCGCATTGCCACGCTATCAGCGACGACGATGCACCGCGAAATGCGCATGACCTCGGCAGACCGATCCAATGCGGTGGCCAATCTCGTGAATGGATCAAGCGAACCTTGGATTGTCTGGTGCAACACTAATGACGAGGCTGACAATCTTGCGCAGCGAATCCCGGATGCTATTGAAGTCCGAGGATCAGATGCGCCATCGCGCAAAGAGTCTTTGCTGTCCGATTTCAGCCAAGGCCTGGCTCGCGTAATTATTACCAAGCCGAGCATCGCTGGGTTCGGCCTTAACTGGCAGCACTGCCGCAACGTGGCATTTGTGGGACTTAGCTACTCGTTTGAGGACTTCTACCAAGCTCTCAGACGCTCCTACAGGTTTGGGCAAACGCAAGAGGTGAACGCTTACATCGTGCAGGCAAAGACGGAAGGAGCCATCCTTCAATCAATCAGACGCAAAATTGAGCAACATGAGAAAATGCAAGAGAACATGAAACTAGCAGCAGCAGAAATGACTTTTCAGAAGTCCGAGACAGTGGAAGCAAAGACCGGAGTGGACAGTTACTCAGGCAAGAATTGGACAGTGCACCACGGAGACTGTGTCCGAGTTGCCAAGACAATCCCAACAGGATCAATTGACTTCTCAGTTTTCAGCCCACCGTTTGCTGACTTGTTTACCTACTCAAACGATCCTCAAGACATGGGCAACTGTGACTCAATGGCAGACTTCATGGTGCACTTTGATTTTCTCATTCAAGAGATCAAACGGATCATGCAGCCTGGGCGCGAGGTGGCTGTGCACTGCGTGGATTTGCTTTCCACGAAATGGAAGACTGGATCCATCCAGTTCCAAGACTTCAGCGGCGAGATCATCCGCGCGTTTTGGAAGCATGACTTCCTGTTTCACTCTCGCATCTGCATTTGGAAGAGTCCGGTGACAGAGATGCAGCGCACAAAGGCGCACGGGCTCCTGCACAAGACGCTCAAAACCGATTCCTCTAGTTCGCGAGTCGGCTGCGCTGATTACCTGCTAGTTTTCCGAGCACCAGGGCAGACAGTTGTCCCAGTGACAAAAGACGGATCAGAGTTTCCAGTCTCTTGGTGGCAGGAAGTGGCATCTCCTGTCTGGATGACAGTCGATCAAGGGCGCGTTTTGAACGGAGAGGTGGCGCGAGATCAGGCAGACGAAAAGCACATTTGTCCGCTGCAGCTCGACGTGATCGAGCGAGCCATCACGCTCTGGAGCAACCCCGGCGAGTTGGTTTACTCGCCATTTACCGGGATCGGCTCAGAAGGCTACGGCGCGCTAACTCTTGGACGCCGATTTGTAGGATCGGAACTCAAGAAATCCTACGCAGAACATGCAGTGACGAACCTTTGCAATATCGAAGCTCAACCGAGCCTTTTCTAATGAAAATCAGACACTCATCTCTCCCAAAACTGGCCCTGTGCGGCCAGTACCAAGGCGCATCTGGCACGTCCGAGGCCGCCGCACGCGGCACTATGCTGGACCGTGTTTTTCGGGACGCCTGGACGACCGGCGAGCTGCCGCGCGAACTCAACGACGAGGACACAGCCGCAGTGCAATGGGCCATCAACCGGTGCATCCTGCTTAACGGCGGCGCTGACCGGCTGACGACCGACGAGGCCGACTGCAAGGTCCGCACGATCGGGCTGGAGCACGAGGGCACCGCTGACGGCGTAGCAGTGCGCGGGCAGTGGTCGATCGACCTTAAGTCCGGGCAGATTTACGACTACAACGCCCAGATGGCAGCCTACGCGCTGGGACTGATGCAAACCCACTTTGTGGGGTACTGGACCACGCACCTGCTGTTTTGCGACCAGAAGCAGGTTGTGTCCAAGCGGTGGACCTACCAAGAGGCGCACGACCTCGTGCAAAGCGTGCTCGCCAACGTGGGCAGCGCGCCGGTCGAAAACGATTACTGCGGCTGGTGCAGCAAATCGCTGACCTGTCCTGCGAGAGTTGCCAGTAAAGACAGCGCGCTGGTTACAGTCGCCGGGCTTGCGCCAACGGTGCAGGACGAGACCTTTCTGGCACTTCTAAACGACCCTGACCGACTCGGGCAGTTTCTGGCAGCTTGCCAGACGCTGGACGACTTCCGCGACGCGGCAAAAGCAAAGGCCCGCGAACTGCTCGAAGCGGGGCAGAAGGTGCCAGGTTGGAGGCTGCAAAAGCCGCGAGCATCCGAGTACATCGAGGCCGAGCATGTCGCGCAGGCGGTGCGAAACGGTGCAATTGGTGCCAGTGACGCGATCCTAGCGCAAGGCTCGATGAGCGCCAAAAAGGCCGAGGCTCTCTGGAGTGCTGCGGGTGCAGTGCTGCCGGATGAGCTGGTGCAGCGCAAAGTTGGGCAGGCTCCCTTGGTACAGGCAAAATGAGCACTCAAAACTACATTGCAATCGACCCAGGCGTGGGAGGCGGCATCGCCTACATTGACACAGACGGGAGTGTGCATGCACTGCCAATGCCTGCAACGCTTCACGACCTAGACACGCAGTTTCAGATTCTTGTGACAAATACCGCTGGGCCGTTTTTCCCGACGTCCATCGTGTTTTTGGAGGAACTCCCCAAGTTTGCCGGAAAGATGAGCGGCTCAAGCATGGCTACCATGTTTCGCAATTACGGGCGTATCGAGGGCATTCTTGCCGCTTACGGTGCGAGAATCGAATACCTGCCGCCCAAAAAATGGCAGCAGGCGCTCGGACTCGGTGACAAAAAAACCCACGGGCCGCGATGGAAAGCGCACCTTAAAGGGCGCGCACAAGCTCTATATCCGCAACTCACAGTGACGCTCAAGACCGCCGACGCACTGCTTATTTTGGAGGCGGGAATCAAACTGAAAAACAAATGAACCTGATACCATTCGACCAAACCAAACTGATGGCCGAGGCCATTGCTAAATCCAAGCTGTTCGGGATCCAGACAGCCGAACAGGCGTTGGCTTTAGGGCTGCTCTGCCAAGCCGAAGGACGGCATCCCGCCGAAGCTGCCCGGGATTACCACATTATCGGCGGCAAGCCGTCTCTCAAGTCTGAGGCAATGCTGGCACGGTTCCAGCAGGCTGGAGGCCGCGTGGAGTGGCACGAGTACACGCACGAATCCGTTTCTGGGACGTTTACGCATCCACAGGGAGGCTCGCTGAAGGTTAGCTGGACGATTAAGGACGCCGAGCGCGCCGGGCTGACTGGCAACCCGACATGGAAGAAATTTCCGAGGCAAATGCTCAAGGCCCGCTGCATTTCCGAGGCAGTCCGGGGGATTTTTCCCGGGGTTCTGTCTGGGCTTTACGCACCCGAGGAGGTGCAAGAGTTCGCGCCGGTGCAGGTGCAAACCGAGCCGGAACCTGTACAGATTGAAGCCGAGCCTGTAGAGTCGCCGGTCCCGCCAATGCTTGAACGAATCCACCCGATGCAGCGACTGCTGGCCGACAAATCAGCAGCGCAGCGTGAAAAAGTCACGCAAGGGGCAGTGAAACGGGGATGGAT